GCTGCTCGTCACACACTGGGGTGTGTGGGTCATCGCGTTGACGGGGGGGGAGGGCGGTTGGGTTTGTGTTTTTGTGCTTTTCTATTTTCTGATGTTTTTGTGTTTTTAAGATTTTCTATTGTTTTTGTGTTTTTAGATTTTCTTTATGTTTTTGGTGTTTTTGTATTTCCTTTTTAGAGTAGCGCATCTTGATATGTTTCGACAGCGATATTGTGTGCTGTACGATGGGTTTGTCGTAACTTTCCACCTGTGGGAATTTCAGTTTCTGGTGGTTGATGTATGGTGCGTGCTACTGGGTTGAAGCTAGACGATATGGGCGAGGCAATAACGTTGTGTTGTCTGTTTTCACGCCACGACCAGGGCATTAGACATCCGAGGGCTGAGTCGCCTTGAAGGCTCATGGAGGCGATGTGCTTCTCCAGCACTAGCTGCTCCTGTATGGTGACGCCGAAAGCGTCTTCCATTATTACTCGTGTTCGGGGGTCAATGTCATGTTGTGGTATGTCGCCTACAACATCACGTTTATATTCATATCGTTTATAGGACTGCATGTTATTTACAATTTTGTCTGAGACGGTGATTGATCTCAGCTCATGAAGTATTTTGTGTGCAAGTGGGGCTATCACAGGACAGCCGGGATATTGATGAGCCAACGAAAGGGCTTTGGACTTGAGGAGTTGCATTTTTATTTTGTCTCCAGCGCCGCGGTACTTTATGTTGAGACACGGTAACTTACACATGGCAAGTTTTGGGTCTGCGATGACATGTTGTACTTCGGGGTGAAAAACATTACCACAGAAGCTGGCCAGGCCAATGTGGGCATGACGCTCCCTCTTAGCTACCATACCGATCATTTCGAAGTCTTCATCTTTAATATCACATCCTAGTGAGGAGAAAAGTGAGTCATCGCCCTCAACGACAGCAATGAGATCACCTCCCCTACATGAAACAATGTAGGCCAGGATGATGATATTAGTGAATCCATTTCCTAGGGACGTGCACATTTCGCCAGACATGCGTTTGCCCAGTACCCAGGAAATGAATCCATTATAAACAGAAAAATTTAGTGCAGGGAGAATGGAGTTGATTATTTTAAGGAAACGAGTGGATTCAAAAGTCTTGACGTTGGACATCATATAATTGTATAATATGAGTTCGACATTCATCAAGAGTTCGGGATCGAACAATCCCTCGTAGGATGTGTAGTCTGAGGTGCTGAAGCTGTGGCACCCAGCAAAGAGTTTGGATAAGTATTCTGGTCGGTCTCTGACAGGCACTTTCTTAATGAATGCGCTGTGGGAGAATATGACCTTCTCAATTTGCTTGAAGAAGGGACCGACGATGATCTTAAACGTGTCGGAACGCGAATTGATCCCTCTTGGGTATTTGTGCTGTCCATAGAATTCGTCCTTGACGAAAGAAGACAGTTTGAAAATCCAATTGGGCAATCCGGTGTCGTCGACTGGGGCTCTTGAGTAAGCGTCTCTAAGCTGCTCCTTCCTCTGCTCAGGGTAGTCTGTCTGACTGAGGAAGGTGTCGACTGAGAAGTCGGTGTCGGGATCGAGCGGATCGATATTGTTTTTACGGAGGTACCTGATGACAAACCGTCGAAGCTTTCTGATCTTGATCTTTCGCTTAGGGACGGCGTTTTGGTAACGCTTCTCGATTCCTTGTCCTTTTCCAACGATGTCATTGCGGTCAACAATGTGGGGAACGGCTCCGAAGTCTGGTCCGTAATGGATTGACATGGGCCGCTTTCCGTGGACTTGCGTGCTATCGTTGGGATCGATGGAGTAGAATTTGACAATTTTATCGATGGCGGCATATGCCTGGCCGGCTGTGGTGTCGAAACCGAGGGACGGGGGTTGGAGTTGTGTTTCATTGACGTAGTATCCATAGATGTGCATCGTTGTGGGACAGTGGATGGGTCCGAGTCGTTGGGCCCTAGGAGTCCTCTTCTTCCTGAGCCCAATTGAAAATATCCCTCAGGGATGCAATCAACGTCAACGTTATAAGCAATCGCTCTCATCTTCATATGTTGTTTCAAGCTGTAGTATTTAGCCATGAGAAGATGAGATGTCTTATAATCTGTTGAATGTGTGAATCGGTCAACAGCATCACTATTTACTATCCCTGATTTCATTGATGAGGTTATTGAGGCCCACATCAAATCAGGTGGTAAAGTAGGATCGATGATGACCAAGTTTAGTAGCATTCCTGGGTCAATGATGAATTCTTCAAGAGTTATTGCACAGGGATTTGCCATGCTGAGATAGCATTTATTGATCTTTTGGAAAAATCCCATGAATTCCTCTGACTTGTTAGCACCCAATTCACGTGTAACATAGTCTAAGTTGAAGTTGTTTACGTCCAACACCAAACGGTCCACAATTTTGACTCTCGTCATGTAGGTTTGAGCAAGAATTTCAACCTTAGCCATGCGGGCAGGTCTAAGGTCAATATGATCTTCAGGGTGAGTCTCCATGTACTCAGTTGAATAAGTATACTTGCGCTCCACTTTGTAATACTTTTTCAATATGTTTTCAACGTCGGAATTATTGAATCGCCACTCTCTAACCTTACGCCTGAGTTTGTGCCAAACTCCACGAAATGGTTTCAGGAGTGTTGACCCACCGTTCAGGGATTTGGTTTTGGTTTGAGTAAGTAGCTGATTCTTACGCGCTTCCAACGCATCATATATTTCAGTTTCAAACATATCTCCCAATATGTCAGGGAAGTCATCGGTGAGGTCTACAACGAAACTGTCGTTGATATCAATGTGACGTTCTCTGGTATAGGTAGTGTCTGGCTCCTCTGGTGTTAATTCACTCAGAGGTGCTTCCTGAGGATCAAGGTTAGTAATCTTGCAGTCATTGAGATCTCGAAGAACGTTCCGGTGTCTACCTTCTTGTATTTCTTTCTTCAGTTGTTCAATTCTTGCTTCAGTATCAGTTTCATGGTCATTAGATTGTACAGTTTCTTTGGGAAAATCACTTGTTTTGAATTTCCCTTTTTCTTCAGCAGTATACTTTCTAATGGGTTGGTTCGTCTTTGGGGGGATGGCGGGAGTATTAGGTTTGGAACTTCCTGGCTTTTTGCGTAATGCTCTAGGGACATAGTCTTTAGAGCCGCAAGGCTGGTCACTCCATGATGATGATGCTCCGTCAGAATCATGCGATTCACATTCCTCAACGAACATGTTCAGTTCCTTAATTTTATCATCAACAAATTTTGCCTGGCTCAAGACGTACTCATCACGCCGTTGAGCTGCCTCGGGAAAGTCTGGGTTGTTTAAGTGTCTATTAAAGTCAGCCACAACCCTTTCCTGGGCGAGGAGCAATTCAGCGAGTTCGCGTTCTCGAGCTTTGGAAGCCGCAACCTTTGTTTCCTCGATTCGATTTTGACGTCGAATCTTGGCTTTCTCAGGGTCACGGCAAGGCTTACATTTACTGATGGGGGTATTCTTATATTGTTGTTGGTTCCTTGCATAGAAAGCAGCAGAAACGGAAAAATCATCATGACAATTTTTACATTTCAAAATGACATCAGTATTAACGTCAATATATTCCTTTGACTTACTCTCGGAAATTTGACGATCCCGTCTCTGTTGTCGTTTTTGATTTTTCTTCTTTGTCATGATTATTTCCTTATAAAGGACACGAGGGTCTACCAAAAGGTGTTAGTGCAGGGTGAATGGTTAAATTATGAATATGTGTGTGACATCAAGAACGATTACTTCTTGATGGGTTGTAGAGCAGAGACAGAAGAGTCTTTATCAAAGGCGCGATATGAATAAATGACTCTGTTGATAGTGTTCCGCCCAGTGTATTTAAAATCCATGTATGGTTCATCTCGTGACACATACGTCTTTGAGATGGGTTGAGGCAAGGATTGTGGAGCTGGCATATTATTTACATAATAGGATAAGGTGAGTATCATGTTTTTCAGATTAAAATCAATCATCTCTGGTTCAGGAAGAGGCGGTCTTTGTACCTTGGCCTTGGTTTCAGACATTCTCGGTGTTTCATGAATCTTTGTGTTGTAATATCTGTTATTATGTGTGATGACCACCTTATCACCATAAGTGAATTCACCCGGTTTGGGTTTAGGATCAAGCGTGTATTGAAGGGTGTTTATCGCTTTGTTGCCACGATGGCGGGCTTCATAGGCGACTCTCGACTCTCCGTCATTCTGCTTTTCATCCATCTTGCGATCGAGTCTAGCATACTTGGCTTCGAGTGCGGGATTCATTCGTTCATTATCAGGGTTAGAAGACATGTGTCTATTGGCATACAGTTCTTCACCGTCTGTGTACTGTGTGCGGTCTTTACGTTGTCTGTTTTTCTTACCCATGTTGATTCTAAATTAAAGGACACGAAGGTCTACATAAATGTGATTATTTGACTACCATTATCAATAATGATTGTTAAGGAGGACGGGGGGAATGAAGTATTAATTATAGTTGTGAATTTGTGTTGTTAGGGTGAAGCAATTAATGTTGCTTCTTAGCACGCGACTTAGGCTTCTTGTCCTTGGGTTTCTCGGGACGTGAAGTGTTCGGTGCTTTACCCTGGGGTTTTGGTTTGGGAATGCTGGAGAGGATGGCGCCTGAGCCACCTACGATGGCCTTCACAGCTGGATTAGGAATGATGGGTGCGATTGCTGACGCTACTTGACCAGCAGTCCTCAGAACAGTTCTGAACCAATCTCCAGATGCGTTATTACCGACCTTTGTTCCGGGTGGTAATTGTGTGAGCATGCGAGAGTATAGTTCAAGTGCCTTAGGTTCATAAAGGGCTGATGAGCTGGCCATGGACAATAGAGTGACGTTAGCTGGTGTGGGTGCAATTTCAACAATAAAGATGGAGACCAATTGGAGAACAGCGTCGTGAGCCAAACCTGAAAAGTGTGCATATGAGGTCTCAATGTGTGCATCACGGTCTGTGTTGGAAGCAAACACAATATTGGTGGGAGTTCCTCCAATGCTAACTTGTCTAGTTTGGCTGTATGGGACGGTGTAGGTTATTCCACAGGGAGAGTGTATGTGCACATTGTCAGGGGTGGTGAGCAACATATCGTCGTTGTCACTGACAGCGAAGCAACCAGACGACTGAGGTGTGAAGCCACTCCACGATGAAGTGTCTAAACGCAGTGGAACATAAACACCGTCCTGTGCTTCCCATGTTCTGGCGTTGGGAACAAGGCCCGCATCAGCGGTGTTTTTGGGTGGTGCTCGTGCCAACCTTATATTGCCTAAGCAATGTACGGTTGACGTGTCGTCGGTGAGAAGTTCGCATGGCACATACTGCGAATAACCTTGGGGAATGGAACCTACTGATACTGAACCCTGCTTGACAGTATAATTGCTGACATCCGTGACTTCGAATCCACCACCAATGATTTTCATCATTGAATTGGCGTTTCCATTATCAGTCGGGGATATTCCAAATTTAATAAAGTCAGTAGAGTTGTGGTTGGCCACCTTAGCAGAACTGACACCGGGCCAAAGATCCTCAGAAGGGTCCTGCTCGACAGCAGCAGTTACAGTGATGGTTCCAAACGTGTTTCCGACAAAGGTGCTGTCGAAATTGGGCACGGGGTCATTAGGCCGCTGATTGACGGCTTCATTGATTGATGAAGTGCACATGGTTGGGAGTGTGGCAATTTGACAATTCCATTTCTCTGTGGAGGAGATTCCCGATGGCGCTGTGATGGATGTCGTTCGCTTGATGTATTGAACGACAGTCTTTTCAGTGTCAGAATCGGGCATTCCTGCGATGGGAATTTCATAATCATGGAAGGGGTCAAGAGCCATGGTTAACCATGCTTGTGACTCGGGGGTTAATTTTAATCGTTTTTGGGTTAGTTTTTCATTCATTTCATTCATAGTTCATTGATAATAAAGGACACTAGGTCTGTGGTTTACCACGATCGCGGGATGATCGCAGCGGCAATGCCGACTTAAATGGTACTGTTAGTTAGACCATTTTTCTCCCCCATTACTGGGATACGCTTTCGCTCAAAACCGTGGATACGGACAAATGTCAAC